GACTCGCCTTAAGTACCGCTTCATTTCTAGCTTGATCAAAAGATGATCTTTTAGCTTCAAACTGATCCTGAGAAGACTTAATAGTTCTTTCTACAAGACGTTTAACATTTGGATCTCCATCCTCGTCATTATAATGTTCCCAATCATCCGAAGTAATCTCACCCGGAGCCATTGCGTTAACAATTTCTTCAGGCTTAAAATCAGAAGCCTTCTTTGTGAAGTCAAGACTGTTTCCTGTAAGTTCAGATCTCCAATCCTCACCATCTCTATTTCTAATGACAGCCTTATAAAGGTCTGGGTGCATATTTTCAAATACAGCCTTAGTATTATTCACTTCATTCGAAAGCTCTTCAATCTTACCTCCTTGCTCTTTCCATTCCTGAATACGAGTAGGCAAGTCTTTTATCGATTCTATTCCGTGTTCATTTTTCAGTAATGAACTGAGTGAATCCAAGTCCTTAAATGATTCTTCTGTCAATGGACTTACTGGCTCGTTTGCCTGTCCTGGCGTAAACTCCCCTCCATATATAGGGCTGTTTATAGTCGCGTTAAACGCCTCTTCAGGAGAAGCTGGCGCTACTGGCGCTGCTGGCGCTGCTACTGGAGCTGCTGGCTCAGCTACTACTGGAGCTTCTGGAGCTGGAGGTTGTTCTACTACTGGAATTGATGGAGCCGCTTCCGCTGGAGCTGCCGAAGCTGCCGGAGCTGCTTCTGCTGGCGGGGCCATTTGTTCTGTTATGCTACTCGGAACACCCATACCACCAAGTATCGATCCCATTCCTCCAAAGTTCCCTGATCCTGTTTCTTCTGTCATCTTTTTCTATTTCTTCATAACAAATATATGAAAATTATCATTATGCTTCGCCTTTTTGCATTATATCTTGTATCGCGGCATCTGTTAATTGCTGATCAGCTTTTGCTGATATCTGCTTATCGCCCATTCTTTCTTGTTGGTCCTGAGCATTGATTTTATCACTTCTGTCTCTTTCTTCTAAGAATTCCTGCTGAGAAACACCTTGACCTTCTGCTTGCTGAACCGCCTTAGCTGCTTGCCTAGCCGCTTCAGCTCTAAGTCCTACTTGAGAACGTAATGCCATTGTAACATCGGATGGAGTCGATCTATCGTAAAGGTTACTGTACGCTTTCTCATCGATAAGCTGCTTCTCTAGGAATACATCGAGCATTCCATTAGCTTGAGATCTAAGTACAGCCTCGTCGTTCTCTCTTGTAATAAATACCCTGAAGTCTTCATTGTACATGTCTTTTGACATTTTCAATATCTCGACACCTTCATCTCCAGCTATAATAGCAAGCTCTCTCTCATTGTCAATGTACATACGCTTACCTACAGTGGCGATATGCTGATACATTTGAATAAACAAATCAGTTATAGCGCTATAAAATGGCTCTTGCATTAAAGACCCTCTCTGTATAAGTAGTTCGGTAACACCAACCAATTGGTCAGAACCAGTAGATTCTCCTTTCAATGCTTCATTTACTCCTGAAGTATCCTGTACCATCTGCTTGATAGTAGGAATTATTCCAAGTAAGCCGTAAGTTCCTGCTTTAGGAGTGTTGTCATAATAACCAACAGTATTCGGAACCCCTTTACCTTTTGTTCTAACGGTAATCGTTTTTCCTTCTTTTGAGTCATTATATATGTCTCCCGCAGAATTTGGATCGATAGCATCTTCATCAATAACCATTCCCGCCCCGCCAGAATTATTAATCAACTGCTCTGTAACAGACATTACACGATTAATAAGCCTCTGAGGATTAATGGCATCGTCAACAGGACTGAAAACTTCTCCGTCTACATATCCCCATGTTTGATATTTCATCGGGAATTTTACCCCGCTTAAATCGTAATATTCAGTTTCTTGATTGTCTTCCTTTCCAAATTCAAGAACAATATCCAAAGGGACCTCCTTGCTGCTCTTTTGCTCTGGACTAGCAATAAGTTCTCCGGGGATAAATGTACATGAACGAACATGTTCTAAAATAAGCTCTCTTTTCTTTTTGCCTCCTTTAAACAATCTTCTATTCATTGCTGAATTAGGTGGGTCTATTAAGTCGGCATCAGTATATCTAGGCTTTTCCTCTCCGGGCTCAGTGTGGTTTATTTTCGTTAAGAAGGAATAGTCCCACTCATCTTTTACAAATCCATATTCGATCTTATCAAAGTCTTTCCAATAAATCTTGTAAACCGGAACTCTACCAGTACTATACTCTCTTGTGTTTGCAGTATCAGCATACATGGTGCCGTTGTTCGAGTTGGAAGCGTAATTCTCCAGCGACCTTGCCTCTTCCTTTGTCGGTTGATACCTCTCTAGTACGGACGATATACCCATTGGGTGAACGTAGCCCCCAAAGTCTGAATCAGACAAATCTGGAAGTCTAGCATCTTTATCCCACAGGCAGTCTTCCGACTCTATAACTCTAAATCTTTGGTGTCCCGCATGCTCATAGCCTTCAGTCGCTATTAAACCTGAAAGAGCTAAATTTAATGCCACCTTCATTTGCATCCCTTGAAAATCATTCAGTTCTGATACATATCCAAGAAGTGAGTTTATCTGAGGTATGAATGCGTCCACGTAAAGATTTACAAATATCTGAGTTGTTTCCTTCTCGTTTTCACCGATCGATTCGTCATTCGCTCTCATGATGGCTCCTAGCCCCGGGAACTCATTTGCAAGTTTTGTTTTAAATAGTCTTTCGGACAAAGCTAAATCTCTCCTGTTTACAGAAAGTTTTGACTTACTCTTTGCTGATGCGTTTATCTTAAGTATTGAGGCATTACCTCTGTACTGTTCGACCATTGGACGAATAATGTTGTGAACAACCTTTATTCTGTTCCTAGTTTGTCCAGTAGAATCTTCTAGGAAAGCTTCAAGGTCTTCCCCCGCCTTCCATTGGTCTCCCTTGTAAAAACTTTTATTGGTCTTTACTCTTTCTAACCATTTGGAATAGTCACTACTCTGAGAAGCTGTTATTGCCCACTTGCCATAGTCAGCATGATAGTTTTTGTTGGTATCTTTATTAGGATACTTTTCTTTATCGAGCCTGTTTGGTTTATTTGGCTGTGATGCTATAAGTGTTGACATTAGTTTTCTATTTCGTTGTGAAATCTGTCAATTGCCGAACCGCCGTCATTAATTGATCCTTCGTCCTCATCCTCGTCTTCTTGTACTAATCGGTATCCACCTTCTAGGCTTTCGATTAATGAAGGCATTATTTTTAATCCCTTCTCTACTGTATCGACATACGCTTTCTTTTTTGTGAAATCAGGTTCTCCATCCTTGTTAAGGAAGTTGGCCCTGTCTCCAGCGTCAATGTCAAGTATTTTTTCAATGTTATCAAATGCTTTCTCTGTCATTCGCTTAGCTCGGATTCTTGGTCCTACCCTAAACTTCTCCATTTGATTGATCGCGGCCAGAAGCTTATCGTTGATTCTACCGTCCATCATATTCTCAGCTTCGACCTTTGTTATCTTCTTTGCTCCATCAGCATAATAAGAATTCTGGATCGCTAATCGGGTTTTTTCCCGCAGATCGATATCGTCTGGATTACTATTTAGCGGGGAAGACTCACAGGCAAAATACCACACAAACAACATCTCAACCGCCTTTAACGATGAAAATGCCTTAAGCTTTTTTAGCTCAGGATAATCAAGGAACATTCCTCTTGCTGATTTAGGCTTGAAAACGCTGTATTCTGACATATTAATTCTTTATAGTCTTTGCTCTTCTAGTTAAATTCCCGTCCCTGTCTCGAACCAATGTGTATTCAGTCCGAACAGAGTTACCTTCGATCTCCATGTTCTTTGGAGGTCGATGAACAAATGCTAGTGAACAAATATATGAAAAAACGAGACCATCTAATGCATCATCTTGAAATTTACGTGAATCTGGAGTTCCCCAAGTTACTGCTCCGCTCTCTGTAACCTTACATACAAACGTCCTTAATTGATTAAAGTATACAGAGAACCATATTCTATTTCCGTAGGCAGTAAGGACTTCATGTAGCTTATTTACAATCATTGCCTTTCTATTTGCTTTGTTATCGATACCAAGCAAGGAGCCACCACCCGAAAGATAGTCAGGAAGTTCTTTTCTATGAACCAAGCTATTATAGAATCCTTTTGCCTCTTTGTAATCAAAGTAAGCAGTACCAATGTTGGCCTCTACAAGTTCCGGTACTCCAGTTCTTTTATTTCTAGTGTCATAATATAGACCAAGTAATACACACTGCAAAAAGGTGTCCTTATGGTCATTACTTCTGTAGTTTACTACTGCTGCAGGAGTGTTCCAGTGCGCGTCATATATAGTTGATGACATTTTCGAGAATCCATTATCTGTTGATATTGGATCCGTCCCTTGATAATATCTGTTTACCCATCCTATTTGTGGATGCAGGAGTATCTCTACTGATGCTCGTCCCATGTCGTCAGTAAGATCGTCTAAAGGTATAAATGTAGCTCCGGTAATCTTAAATGGAACATCACTGTTCTCATCTGCAGGTGAATTAGTGTCATATATTGGTTCGAAGTACCCTTTTTGAGGTCTGAACTTATGTTCCTGCTTCTGAATCCTATCTTTGTTGGCGTTGATCCAATCAATCCCCACAAGGAGCTTCTGAGAGGTCAAGAACATGTCTTCAACTATTGTTGGGTACGTTTGACGGAACTGGACCATCTTAGCTTCTTTATCTGGCCCCTCAACAGTATATACCCTCTTCTCTTTATCGTAAAATTCTTTCGTTATACCAGGTCGAGTTGTCCAATCTAAAAACAAAGGAATAATACCATGCTCAAAGTTACCATCGTTCCAATGTGCCAGTGCATCAAAGAATTCTGTCTCATAAGCCTTACCGCCTTTATCCATCTCCCCACCTGTACCCCAAATAATGATCTGTCTTCGGAATTCAATCTTTCCAGTGTCATCATTCATCATAAACATCGTTGGACGAGCCTCCTTTACCATACGGCCAAGAATACTAATGTATCCAGCCTCATCGACACCTACCAGCTGGGGAGAACCACCGTTTATTGCTGATCCAGATGGAGCCACAACTTGAAGCTTAGAATTTACTCCTCCTTTAGTTCCTTTCTTTGAGGTTTTCTTGCTTAACCGGAATAGATTGTCACGATCATTACTTACTTCTGGCTTAAACCATTCAGGGAGCTCTCCAAAGGGGAATTTAATCTTATCTTCGAAAATCTCCACACCTGTTTCCTTATCCTGAGTAACAAACTTGATAAAGAAGTTTCTATTGAGTATTAGCTTCGCTACGAAGATACCTCCAATAGTAGATGTAGCGGCAATCTGTCTAGGCTTACCCATCATTAATGAATAGCCACAATCAACTAAGAAACACATCACCTTATGCACCGGCTTAGATAAGTATTTTCTTTGGCCACCTTTATTATCACCCTCCTTCAAGTACAGATACTTATCCATGAAGTAAAGTGTATTCTCCTTACATCTCTCTATTTCAGAAAATGCGTACTCGGATCTTTCTTCCACAGTATTGTACTGCTCCATGTGAGTACCTTCGTCTAGCCAATCTTGAGCTTGCTGGCAATACATAGTAAACGGCAAATACCGGGACATCGTTTGAAACCCCTTGTTAATTGAGTTTATCCAGTTTACAAAATCTTTTGTGTGGTAGACTCTATCCGCTGGATACCAGTCTGCTTTAGTTATTGTTTTCCCTCCCTGATAAGTGAATAGTGATGTCTTTGCCAATGAGTCAT